GTAGGCGTGGTTGCTAAAAAAGAGGCTATTGAGCGTGATGACTTACGCCTATTGCAATTAGCGCATGCTGCAACCATATTCTCCATATCAACAGCGTTTTGCACTGAACTATCAGATGCCATTGGTACAACATGATCTACCTGGTTAGCCTCACCACCACAATAGAAGCATGTGTATTGATCGCGTGCCAAGACCATCAACCTACGTTTCTTGTATAAGCCTTTAGTACGTGGATCACCACGCTTAGCTGCCATCAGTAATGGCCTCGCTTCTTATGATGGGCTAATGCTTTACATGTATCACCATCGTATCGATGATCGATGTACTTTAAACCTAAATCTATTTGCTTGAAAGGGTTAATCTCTTTCATCTTTAACAGCTGTGGAATACCAAATGCACTGCTCTTATTATTCCGGGCTGTTGGTGACCAGTTGCTTTCTAAACGCCACAATATAACTAAGCATCGATATTGCTTGTCATCTAATACTTTCATGTGAGCATATAACTTATATAACTCACTACCATTGGTATTTACTGCTTTTGCTTCACCTGTTGCAACTGTTGTGATAACAAATAGCGCTGCCCAAATAGTGGAGTATCGCAGGCGAGCTATCCGCAGTTGCGGCTCGCTGAGGCGATCGGAGCGTAGCACCTGTGTCAAGTATCGTTTCATAGGTTGTTCACGTATTCATAGTGTTTCGGGCATAGCGGGTAGGCAATACGCGTACCGAAATAATCCAGGTAGGCCGTCTCGGTTGCTTTGAGCCTGCACCACAGCTCCATATCCCACTCAAAGATGCGGCATTTAACTGGTCGTGTCATTGGGATCTCCTAAATGCACAGCTCTAATGTGGCTTTCCATGAGCCTGCTAATCTCGATCTGAGACATAAACTCCAGAGCAGCCCGGAGCGAGTAACCACAAGGGCACTCATACATAAACGGTGGTCTGTCTTTAGGCATCGATGTCCTGCTTCCAGCTCATGACTCCAAGTACGCCACAGCCGCCGCACTCAAATACATGCACGAAATCGGGCAGATCCTCTGTAACTACAACAATCGTGTGAGGCGTGACCTTTTTACATATCCTGCAGTTAAATGCCTGATCCATGAGATGAACTCCTTAAATCGGTAATTGGAAAGAGATCGCGCTGACTAATCCAGTAGTTGCCTTGACCTCGATGGTAGAACTGCGGCTGTCTAGCCATTTTGATCGGTATCCATCCAGCCAGGTGATATACCGGGGAGCGCCCTGTAACTAGCACGGCTACATCGTTATCTCGATCGGTTTTGTTAATGATTAGGCTGCCGTTGTCGTACTTAGTCCACTTAACTTCTAAGCGGCTACCAACATCGGCTTCGCCTTTAAATGTATTTAGGGTTGGTTTGAAGTCTTTAAGCCCGAAGTACTGAGCCACAGCAATCTCTGCAGCTACAGCCTCAGCGTTTTCCAAGATGAACTCATGGATGCTTATTGCTTTGTTAAATCGACCGGGGTGGTCGGGTCTGCCACGCAAATCGGCAACGCGAGCGAGTCCGATGTGATGGGCTTGGATCTCTTGCGAATAGTCCAGCACTACACGGTTCATCGACAGTTATCACAGACCCATATTTTGTCATCGATGTACTTTCCATCTATCTTGCAAGCAAAATGTTGGCCTGTATCGCACCACTCGATGATCGGTGGCACTACCTGGTCGCGTAGCTCTGTACCATCCATCTGGATCGTTAAACGGTTGCCAGTTTTAAGATTTATCATCTCGAAATCGCCACTCATTTACTTCTCCCAACGTGGTGCGCACTGAGGTTTAGCTTTAGATGGGCAGACCCATCCCTTGTACTTGTTACCTGTCTTAGAACTAATGCCTTCTTTCCAGACCATGCGGCCGTGTTCGCAGGTTTCGCCTTGATCTACGATCTCGCCACCTAAAGCGCCTTGAATAAGGTTTAAACCGCTTGCAAGCGGCTCTGCGCTGCCTTCTGCGGTGATCGTTACAGTTGCCCACGGATCGCTGTCTAGCACCGTAGGGGAGTCCTTAACTACCTGTGCCATAGTCTCGGCAGTACTTCTATGCTCGCCTGGAGATAAAAGGCTAATGCACCTTCCATAAGCACTGCTGATCGTATCCTCGACCATCCAACGCTTCATATTTTGGTTGTAAAAGGCTTGATTGCCGTAGGCCAGATCAGTAGCCGAAGGCGATACATCCTCGTATTCACGATATGCCCTAGCTTCGATCAGGATGTAACCCTTTTCCAAATCAACCTGGATAATGCTGTGTTCTAAGCGCCCTGATGGGAACTCATCTCTAAAGCGTTTGATGCGCTGCATCACTGTCTCGTATTCTGCAAGATTAAACATTAGTTAGCACCGGGCTTTCTAGATCCTTAGCAGCTGCTAATTGATCCTCTAATGACCAGTGAACAAACCCGCCTTTACCATCTGGCCATGTCTCAGCCTGTCGCTTGTGATAATTACAATAAGCGCGGGTAGCACCCTTAGATTTAATCGTTACCGATACGGTGATGATGGTGGCAATCGGCACGCACTTATCTGAGAAAGTCCAGGTTTGTGTCTTTGTGTCGAAATTTCCAAACTCTGCTTTGCAATCGTTGCAATATGTACCTGTAGGTGCGCTTTTAATCATTTGCTTACCGCCTCGCGTGCGCGGCGCTCACCGATGCGGATGCCTACTGCTCGGCCTGCTTTGTGTCCATCCCGCTTACCTGTGGAATAGCCCAGTGTATAAAAGATCACTGCCATCCCGAGTACCAGGATAATTGCCCAACCTAACTGTGTTTCTAGATCCATTTTAGCCCCTTAGTTTAGTTTAATAGCCTTTCGACCATTACTAAAAGGGTAAGGCTCATCTATGATGAAAGGCAAGGAAAGACACGCCAAACACTATGGTTTTATTTCATCATCCTGAACCTTAGGCTTAGATTTAAGTCCGTTGCTAGCCAATACTCCGCCTAAGCTACCAGTTAAAAATATCGTTAGCGTTGTAAGCAAGTCTATAAATGCCCGATCGTTAGGCGCTTGGTTTGTTATGGGCTGAGTTACAAATATCAGGGCATACAACATGCCAAGTACGCTAAAGGCAAACACCAGAGCTAGTGTGCAGCCGATGAACACGATAAGCCTGGCATGTAGCTGCTCAGGCGTTAGGCGCTTCATATACTTCTTTTGGGAGTAGGTCTTTGGTGCATGTACCCACCACTTCGCAGGCAGGCGGTTTGCATCGATCCTCAGCCCAGTTTTTGTATTCTTGGCACTCATATCTCACCCATCCCTGATAACTGCACCCTGATAGGAGCAGCGACAAGGCCACCGCCCCTACCAGCCTGCGCATTACTTCTTGCCTAAGCCAAACTCTTTTGATTTAGGATCTATGGCCTTCAATACCGGGCCGATAAGAGCTGCGATGAACGCGTTAGCTAGTGTGCGTGGATCTGTCACACCCGCCATGTATAGCGCTGCAACGGCTGCCGCAGCTGCTCGGCCATAACTTAGTGCCATAGCTTCGATTTGCTTTTTCATTTTATCTCCTAAGCGCCCTTAGTTGATCTGACTCAGCACGTACAGGGTTGCAGTGCCGCTTGTTGTGATTGCGTATAAAGCCTCTTGATCTCCGACCATAATTGTTAATTTATCGCCGTTATCTAACCTGTACCCATTAGCCGTTGTTAAATCAGCCCCGCCTATGTACAGCGTGCCAGAGGCACTATGCAGATACACGGATTGATATGCGATATTTGCGGGTACAACTATTGATGCTGTAGTGCTTACTGTGTAAACCTGTGATTTAGGCATTGTCCAACCCCAATTTTTTAGCTAGTGCGATGGCTTTTTCCTTGCTAATAGATACCTCAAAGTGCATTTCATCCTTACGGTTACGGTAATCGCCGCCCCAGGTAAGGCCGTACTTCTTGGCAAGTGCCTGGATCATTGGCACCTTCTCAGCTGGGAAAGTACCAATCTTGCCAAGAGGATGCTGAGTCGCATTTAGATCGATGGCTGTACCTGAACTGTGGCAGCTGAGTTTGTCGGTTGTGCCGCGTACCATGCGAAAGGCATAAGCCCAATCGTCTAACTTGCCTTCATCGATCGGCTCGATTAACTCATGGAAATCCGATGCAAACGCAGCTAGTAATTCGCCTGCACCCGCGGCGCATCTAATCTTTAGGTTAGTGCCTTTTACCGGGTAAGGCTTTACATTAATCTCTGCCTGGTCTTTACTGGCAGGCCAGCCGTTGTAACTCGTAAAACTCATCCCAGTAGTAGCGCCGCTTCATCGGCTGTAATGCCCAAACGATCTAATAAAGCAGCTTTTGTTGCGGCTTTCGCATCAATTTCATTTTGGCGGGCAATATCGGATGCTTTGTCGGCTTCTAATTGAGCCAATTCGGCATTAGTCATATCTCGTTCGGTAACTGTTGCGGGATCGGTCGTGTAGTCAATTTCAGTTATTTTCATCGTATCTCCTAGTTTTGATATCCATAAACGCGAACTGTGCCTGTGAAGTTTAAAGAAGCATTGAATATAGTAAATCCGTCAAATTGAGTCGTGCTTGTTTGACGACCTTTCATATATCCATAATTACTTGTCATGAATTCGTTTAGTTGAGTCGTAGCGGTTGCGGTTTGTGGATTTTGTATCTCAAGACGTGCAACGCTTCTGGTGCCATCCACTTGAAAGCAGTTGTGCTTATCGGTTACATCTGGATTACCTGTAAGAGAACCGCCAGCGTTTTGATAACCTGCCACAGTTGAATAACCGCTTGTAGTATCTGTTCCGCTTGCTCGGTAACGCAAGAAAGTCATAACGTTGTTTGCACTCATAATCAAATCGCTAAATATCACCAAATAATTTTCGTACGTTGAAGTAAATACTCCGTTTAGTGATAATGATGTGCAAGCGCTAAACACTGTTTTTCCAGCACTTGTGCTTGCACTTGTACCTGAAAAAGCAATAGAACTTGGGCTAACTAAAGTAAGACCCGATCCGCCAGCACCGCCACTAATGGCTACCCAGGCTGACCCGGAATAATACTCTGTGCTGTTTGTGTCTTTTAAGTACGAGATCATGCCTTCAGCCAACACGGATGCTAGTGCTGTAGTACGTGCGGCAGAACTGGCAAAGACCATTACCGTTTGCTCCATCAAATAGTTATCAACATTGGCAGCGGTTAAAACCTCGCCAGTGGTGAAATCTTTATATCCTGCTCCAGCCATTTTTATCTCCTTTAGTAACTCAAACTATTGCTGTCTAAAACTCCGTACTGTGTAGAGTCCAGAATAAACGAGTCTATTATTGGCTCTAATGTTGTAAATGTTACGCGCCATTTATTAGGGTTAATCGTCATAGCCACTCCAAAAATTTGCAGGGTTTTTTCTAGAGTTGTTGCACCTGGCTGTGTGGTAATTACGGTGATCGGATCAAAGTAATCAAGGCCAAGAGCAGCTGCAAT